GAAATGGACAATCTGGTTGGCGTATCAGGTATTACAAGGGTTTGGGTACCTCAACTTCTGCGGAGGCTAGGGAGTACTTCAAGAAGATTGAAGACCTTACCGTCAAGTTTAATACAGATGTAATGTCTGATAAATCTATTACCTTGGCATTTGACAAGAAGAAGGCTGATGACCGTAAGACGTGGCTTCTTGAAAGCACAGCAAAAGACCCCAAGGAGCTGGAGGTTTCTTATGGTAATGTGAAACAACTGGCTATCACAGACTTTGTTCACAAGGACCTGGTAAACTTCAGTCTTGCAGACCTCAAGCGTTCTATTGCCCATGTTTGCGATGGACTCAAACCTTCGCAGCGTAAGGTAATGTATTCTTGTTTTCAAAGGAATTTGACTGCGGAGATGAAAGTAGCTCAATTGGCCGCATACGTGGCTGAGAAGAGTGCCTATCACCACGGTGAAGTATCTCTCGCTGATACAATTGTAAAGTTAGCCAATGACTATACGGGTTCCAACAATTTGAATCTCCTAGAACCTTGTGGTCAGTTTGGAACCAGGTTGATGGGTGGAAAGGATGCTAGCCAGACAAGATACATTTTCACGCGATTGACACCTGAAGCGAGGAATGTATTTGACCCTCGCGACGATGCGATTCTCACATATCTAGACGATGATGGTCGCTCGATTGAGCCCGAGTTCTATATGCCTACTCTACCTATGATTTTGGTGAATGGAAGTGAGGGTATTGGCACTGGTTTCAGTTGCTATGTACCTCCATTTAACCCCAGAGATATTCGGAACAATATTCTCAACTTCCTTGATGGCAATCCTATCAAAAGGATGAAACCTTGGTTCAGGGGTTTCAAGGGAAAAGTGTTTGAACAAGATGATGATTCATGGATGACCCAAGGTGTATGGAGCACCATTGGAAGGACGGTTAAGGTGACTGAGCTACCACCGGGACGTTGGACACAAGACTACAAAGAACATCTGGATACCCTCGTTGAAAAGAAAATCATCAGTGGTTTCACAAATAACAGTACAACTGAGAATGTGGATTTCTTGATCCAAGACTACAATGGTAAAGATGCTATTAAGGATCTCAAGCTTCAAAAGACTTTCCGAACCTCAAACATGCACCTGTTCCACCCTACCCGAGGTATCCACAAGTATGAAACCCCTGAGATGATTCTGAAAGACTTCATAACCCTTCGTCGTGAATATTATGATAAGCGAAAAGAGTATCTAATCAAGGTTCTTGAGGCTAAATCTAAGATGTGTGACTACAAGTCTCGCTTTGTGTCTATGGTCATCAACGGTGAAATCGTAGTATTCCGTCGTAAAAAGCAGGATCTTGAGAACCAATTGTCTGGTCTGTTCCCAGAAGTAAATGGAAGCTATGACTACCTTCTAAACATCAAGACAGTTCAGTACACGGACGAGAGTGTCAGAGAGCTTTTGGCGCAGTCCAAACAGGCAAAGAAGGAACTTGAAATTATGAAGTCTACTTCTCCTATGACAATGTGGAAGAATGATATTAAAAATATGTGAGCAGTAAGTAGATATGGGGGAAGCTTCTAAGATAGCTCTTAGTGCTATTGGAATGCAGGATACACACCTACTTTCCGATAACCCCGAAAAATCATTCTTCAATCCATCATATCAACAACATTCACAATTTCGTAAATATCATAATGTACATCGTGTAATTAAAAATGGTAATAAAACGACATGGCCATTCGGAGAAACGATCAAAGTTACTCTTAATCCACAAAGTATGGGAGATCTACTTACAAATTTATGGATACATGTTGATTTACCTAAATGGACAAGTGATATTACTTTCACACCGGGAATTGGACAACAAGCAGAACTATATATATTTGGGATGACTCTACAAGAAAGTGGATCAGCTTCATACAACTCCACAGGCGTCGCGTATGCTACCTACGATCTATTTTGGGCAGCGATGATAGCGGCAGGGGATCCAGGTCCGGGAGCTCCAAATGCTCAATTCTGGATGTTTATTGTAATGGACTATGCTTATATTAATTACCCACAAGATTTTACTTGGTATGAATTTCGTAGATACTACGAATGGAGACAGTTTGATATTCCTGGTACAGATTCTCAAACGTTAACGGATTTGTATGGTACAAGCCTTTACTTCGGGGCACCACCTCACCTACTTGTTCCAGCTGAAATGGGTAGCTGGGGTTGGGATGTGCAACTATTAGGTAGAAAAATAATAAAAAGTGTTAAGTTTATCGTAGATGACCAAGTATTAGAAGAGATAACCGCAGACTGGTGTATTATTTATGATAACATGTACCAAACGGAATCCCAAAAATATACTGCAAACAGCGCATATAACAGAAACATAGTGGGCGCCAGTTATGGATACGAGCGGAACGCTGGAAATTCTGAATCTAGAAATAATCTTTTTATTCACATCCCATTCTTCTTTTCCCAGAGTTATGCCGGAGATGTATACTCGGATAATAAACAAAATAAAACCCCGTTCCCATTATGTGCAATTCATAAACAGAAAATTATGCTTGAAATTGATTTTTTTAAACAGTCATTTTTTACTAACAATTATCCCGACTATCTCGGTATCGGCGGTGATATTGGGAGAGGACCCGCACCCCCACCACCAGCTAAAACGATGTTAGATTTTAATATTATAACGGAAGAGATTACACTTTCTAATGAAGAGTCTTTGTTTTTCAAAACTAATAATAGAGAAATTATTTATGATTTTGTGAATAAACATTCATCTATGCAATTAGAAACAAATATAGGTAAACGATCATTTGAAATACAATTAGAGCCATCTATACCCGTAAAATGTTTTCATTGGTTTTATAGGTACAAAGGATACGAAGACGAAGATGAATATAGACATATAGAAACTCCTCATACACGGTCTTTCAACAGAGCTTTCATAACATCAAATAGGTTTAATTTTACTAAAGCACAATATGATGCAGGTAATAAGATAAGCACATCACCACACATTTTAAAAAATGCATATTTTTCGTTGAATGGTGAACGTTTCCCGAATATATCTAACATCACATACGAATACTTTTACAACTACATCCCTATGCAATCTAAGTTATCTACATCGGGTAATGTAGTTGAAAGTAGATATCCAACACCTATAGGTGCTTACAGATTCAATTACGTATACTCTTATAATTTTGCGATGTATCCTAAAAGTACAATGCCTTCGGGATTTCTTGATTTTTCAAGGCTAAACTCTGATAAAACTAAACTTCATTTTGAATTAAATGACGATTTAGACCTCCTACATGGGGGTAATGGATCATCCGCTTCGCCTTCTCGTTTAGTTAACCCTGAATATAACTTTCATTTATACTATACAGGTTTTCGGGTTCTTAGATTTAACAATGGTTTTGTGTCAATTACTTGAAATAAAATCTACAAAATAAACAGGGATTAAGTCATGTCCGGTAAATTACAACTAGCTATATCAGGACTACAAAATGAGTTTATATCAGGTAAACCAACATTTTCTCATTTTTTGTCTGCTTTTAAAAAGCATACAAAATTTGCCTTTAATGTAAACGAATTCCCATTAGTAAATGCCAAAATAGGTGAAGAAACTCAATGTATTATACCAGTGGATTCCGGTGACTTAATCAGTACATTAACACTAAGATGGAAGATGTATTTTAAATCTTCAATAAGTTACGACGATGCCCAGTACGACCCGTACCGAAACGGTGCCCAACCATTTCACAACAATATTGGTATACACGGAATAGATTACGCAGAACTTTATATTGGTGGAAAACTTATAGAGCGAATAACGGGTGATTGGATTTACTTATACCACTCGTTTAATACAGCCGATTATGTCTTTAATGATTCTATTCTTTACCAAACTCAGGCCGTTCGTACCAATCCATACTTTATTCGTTATAAACTTCCAGGTACTGAATCGGTATTCGACGCAGCGAGCGGATCCCATATATGGACTTTACAACCAATGCATATTGACTTACCGTTTTATTTTTACAACAATTTATCGGCATCCATATTAGCGTGTAAACTAACTAAACAAAACTGTTATGTAAAAATCAAGTTTAAGTCTCGTGATGAAATAATACCCAGCTATATGAAAGCAAATGTAATAGATACAAACATAGAATCGGCTTCAATATTAACAAAATACACATTTTTGGGTGACGATGAACTAAACTATTTGAAATCACGACCAATTAAACAATTAATAACACAAACTCAGTTACAGAAATACAAGATACCCTACGACCCATCGATCCCACAGGCGTTCAAGAGAAATCTAGAAATACCACTAACGCTACATAATCCGATTAAAATTGTTCACTTTTTCATAAAGCGCGAGCTCGGAGACGATGGACTTGCATCCGGGTTGCCGCAGACCATTCAATTTAAGTCGGCAGGAATTAAATTTAATGGTAATTTCTTGTTTAATGATTCATACGCTAAATCAGTGTATGATAATAGATTCAAGAATTCTGTATCTTATGGAACCGCTCGTATCGGTAGTTACTCCTTTGCATTATACCCTACTAGTAATGAACCATCGGGTCACTTAAACCTAAATCGTATAATTGACAAGACATTTGTAATGGACCAGGCACCTGGGCACGACGGAGGGGTACTTAACATTTACGGTACATGTTACAACATGATGGTATACTCACATGGTTTGTGTGGCTTAAAATATTAAGAACATAGTAGGATATGGCTGGTCGTGTTCAAATATTAGCAAAGGGTCACGTGAGTGATCAATTATTAAATAACCCGTCATTTTCGTTTTTTACAAAAAAAATCAGTAAATACACGAATTGGTCAGATGAAACATTTAAAATGACTTTTAATAAAGACATCCATACAGACGATTTCATTGATGCTACAATTCCAGCAAAATACGGTGACGTACTCAAGGGAGTAACATTATCATTTAAAATTGAGGAGTTTGATGCACTTACCTTGTTTGACCCAGGGTTTAGCTCAAATATGAACAATGTATCCTTAATTGAAAAATTTGGGGTTTCCGTTATCGACTATGTTGAACTATCTTTAGGAGATCAACTAATTGATCAGGTGACTGGACACGATATATTTATTTATAACGAACTACATACACCCCAATCACAACACGGAAACTTAGATTCTTTACAAGGTGATCATTTCGTTTCTTCATATGGTTATGGAACATATGTACAAGAATGGCTTGATGGTCAACATCAAATTAGTGAGACTCTGTCGGATTCGCAAAGCAGAGAATATAGAATACATATCCCGTTTTATTTTCACAATCGGCCTAAACATGGATTTCCTCTATACGCTGTTAATAAACAAGAACTTAAACTTCGCATAAAACTAAGACCTGCACGAGATCTTTTGTTTATAAAGGGCTCCTACGGCGCTCCCGGGATAAATGTACCACTGGATGGTATCTGGGATGCTATAGCTAATAGGCAGATTATAGGAAATTTTAAACTAGATGATTTTACAGTTGATTTGGATTTAGTGCACTTAGATAAGACTGAACGTTGTAAGTTACAATCCAAACCATTTAACATGTTAATAGAGCAACATCAATACAATAAATTTTATATTGAACCACGTTCTAAATACGGAGAATTTAAACTAGATTTTAAAAATCCAATAAAAGAGATGTATTTCATAGCAAAAAATGACCGACCCGAACTAGATGAACCAACTTTCTCTAACAATTTGAATCAAATACGTAGTATTCCGTCTTTCGGTGGTGCGTATGCGTCCAATTTCTCTGGATGGGGAGCTGATGTTGCATATGCTAAAAAGCCTGTTCCTTTATTATATTCACAACAGGACTTGGTAACCTTAGAATGTGACGGTGTAAAAATTCTAAACGAAATCACGGGTAACAGTAAATTTCTAGCGTACTCTATTCCACATGTATATCATAAAAGGTCACCTGTAGGTCGTCGTATAAATGTTTACAGTTTCGCTTTACAACCAGATAAATTGGAGCCAAGTGGACATTTAGATTTCAGTGTAATAAAAGATGCAAAATTAACAATGTCATTAGCTCGTGATGGTTCTTTCGGACCATCAACAGCGAGTCTTCAGGTCGCGAGTGGTTATTCTCCACTATATTTTTTTAAAGAGGTAAGAGTCATAGCCAAAAGTTATAACGTCATTCATTTTGAAAATGGTACAGGAAAGATACTGTTTTAGTTTCTCGATAGTTTCGGGTAGTGTGAAACTATGGGGAATTACTTGTTAAACAGTGACGTCCTATTATCCTTGATGTAGTCATAAATATTATTTTTTATAACCCATTTGATGAAGTTCAATTGTGCCAAGGTCGTATGAATTTCATGAGATGTACCGGGAACTGTGTAAGGAAACTTCTCAGATCTACAAAATGGATCAAAGAGTTTCTTAGAGTACCCATCCAAACTGGATTTGTACGCGTAGTGTACAGTAAATATTTTACCATCACTCGTCTTGTATGATGTGTGGTTCTTCTTGGCGTAATTAGTGATGAACCACTCGAGATTTCTCAGTGAAATGCCACCAGTTTTATCTAGTATATTCATTAACCTTGATCGGTTGTCTTCTTCGTTGTAAAAGTTATTTATTGATGTTAGCAGAATATCGGATTTACTCATTATTTAATAAGGAGTCTAAATCTATAAGCCTATTCGTTGAAAGTGATCTTTCGCATGCTGGACACCCCACAACGTTTCTAA